ATTGGCTACTCATTATTTGTATGATGGGGTCACAGCGGATACTAATAGTGCTACTGCAACTGGTAGTGGTGGCGGAATTTGGTTAAATTCTTATACAGATTTTCCATATCCATCTAGCAGCGCATATTTTGCAAATGATAGTGGAAATTATACAACAGGCGAATCCACTTTCACAGGATAATTAATACAAGGAGAAATTTATGAACTTACAAGAAACCTTCAAGGCAACAGGCGACGTTTATATCAAAGTTTACGATAGAGATGGTAAACTTAAAGAAGCACATGCATTTAAAAACAGAGTTGTAACTACTGGTAAATACTATATTGCTAATCGTTTAGCAGGTGTATCAACTGGTACTGTACCTGTTGTTGGATGGATGAGTATTGGTACTGGAACAGGTACTCCAGCAGATGGTGATACTAACTTAGGTACACATGCTTATCGTGCTGCTTTAGATTCATTAACTGCAACTACTACTAGCAATACAGTTACTGCTGTTGCTACTTTCGCAGCTGGTAATGGTACTGGTGCTATTACTGAAGCAGGTATTTTTAACTACTCAACATATACTGCATCCCCATCTGCAACTCAAATGATGCTTTGCCGTACTACTTTCCCTGCGGTTAATAAAGCAGCTGGCGACCAAATTGCTATCACATGGCAGATCACAATTAGCTAATCAAAGAATAGAAAAATGGCGACAACATCTTCTCTAATGAAATCCTTTCTGCATAATTCTATTGCAGATGGATTATATAATGAAGTAATATCAAGATATGCGAGATATTATTATTTCCTTGGTAGAACTCTATCATGGGAAGATGAACTAACACCGCCAACACCTATTGATAGTTACGCATATGATTTACAGACTCGTAATGAAATTATTACGATGAAAGAAATTAAACCTACTGATATCGCTTATGTGATATATCGATATGATTGGGTTACTGGTACTGTGTATGATCAATTTGATGATCAATATTCAACTGAAGTACAAGGTATTGATCTTCAACAGGGTGGTTATGGATATGCTACTCCACCAAATGTTTATATTGGTTCTTATGGTGCTTCTACTTGGGTTGCAAATACATCATATACAACTGGTACTATGATTAAGGTTGTAGTATCACCAAATGTTCAAAGAACTTATATTGTAACAAACACTGGTGTTTCTGGTAATACTGCTCCAACGCATACTTCTGGAACTGTTCTTAATGGTACTGGCACTTTGATGCTACAGTATTTTGCACATAGTGATGGTAATGGTACAGGAGCAACTGCATCAGCAACAGTTTTAGATGGACAGGTTATTTCTATTGAATTAACTCATCGTGGTATTGGATATGAATCTGCTCCAACAGTTGCAATATGTGGCGGAGGTGGTTCTTCCGCATATGGTGTAGCAAAAGTTAATGTATCAACTCTTGGTTATCAAACACTTGAAGAATCACGTTACTATGTTATTACTGATGAGTATAATGTTTATATGTGTTTGGATAACAATAATGGTGCTGCATCAACTGTAAAACCAACTGGAACATCATCTGACGCAATACCTACATTAGATGGTTATCTGTGGAAATTTATTTACACAGTCCCAATCGCATTAAGAAATAAATTCTTAACTGATCAATACATGCCAGTTGTTACTGCATTAAGAAATCAATTCTATTCAGCTGGTAATTTGCAAACTATTAGAATTGACTCTGCAGGTTCTGGTTATAGCAGTGGATCTATTACTGTTTCTGGTGATGGTTTTGCAACTGGAGAAAAGGTTCAGTTAACTACTGCAGTTATTTCTGGCGCAGGTTCTGGATATGTTAGTCCAACTATTTCTATTGACCCACCATATACTGGTGCTGTAGCATGGCAAGCAAACTCTACTGTTCTTGTGGGACAAGTATTAACATATCAAAATAATATTTACGAAGTTGCAATTTCAGGTGTTACTGGTTCAGTTGGTCCAGTACATCGTTTTAATACTGTTGCTAATGGAACTGCTTCTCTACACTATAAGGGAACTACTGCAACAGGTGTTGTAACTGTTAATGGTTCTGGTGGTATTAATAGTTTGACTATGTATGGTATGTTGCGTGATATTTCCATTACAACTAATGGATCAGGATACACAACCCCACCAGCAATATCATTTACTGGTGGAAGTGGAACAGGTGCGACTGCAATTGCTGTTCTACAAAATGGATGTATTACACAAATTAAAATTACAGATCCAGGTAGCAGTTACACTAGCGTACCATCTGTTATTATTGGAACACAGTGGACTGCTAGTACTGCGGTAACTACTGGACAACAAATTTATTATTCTAATCGTTTATATACAGTTACTGTTTCTGGAACAACCCATGCTTCTACAGCACCAACACATTTAAGTGGTACTGCTAGCAATGGAACTGCGACACTTGCATATGCAGGTGTTCAAGCAACTGCATCAGCATCTATAAAGTATGGATCTGGATATAACTCATATCCGACTGTAACTATTACTGGTGCTCCAGGAACTGGTGGTGTTATTTCTATTAGTGGTATAAAAACAGAGGCTAAATTACTTCCAATTTTTGCATCAGATACACTTGGACAACAGTGGGCTTCATCAACAGCAATAACTGCTGGTTTAAAGATTTGGTATTCAAATAGACTTTATACTGTAGCATCTTCTGGAACAACAAGTGGTACTGCTCCAACACATACATCTGGAACATTACCAAATGGAACATCTACATTAAAATTTGATGGTTATCTTGGTCAACTAATTGGTGTTCAGATTGATGATCCAGGTGAGGGATATACTTACGCAAACTTAAATGTAACAGGAACTGGAACTGGCGCAAGTGTTTCAGTTGATTTATCTCCTGGAGATGTTAATACATTACAGGCAAACATTGAGTTGCTTACTGTAGATGGTCGTATTATGAATTGCCCAGTTATCTCTGGTGGTTATGGTTATGGAAGTGCCAATGTAACAATCCATGGTGATGGTTCTGGTGCCACTGCAACTGCTTCTATTAGTCAGGGTGTTATAACTAAAATAAATATGACTAATTATGGATCAGGTTATCGTTGGGCTACTGTAACAATTACTGGAACAGGTGAAGGTGCAAAGGCACGTGCAATTATTGGACCATATGGTGGATATGGCAAAGAAGCACTTAATAACTTTTTTGCAAGAACTTTAATGTTCTACAGCAACATTTCTCAAGATAAAAATCAGGGATTTGAAGTAAACAATGACTATCGTCAACTTGGAATTATTAAAGGTCCAAGACAATATTCAAACACAAATCCTTTAACATCAATTTTAGCATCAGCATGCTGGGTTGTTTCTGGAACAATTAGCACTTCTCTATTCCCTGCAGATTCGATTATTACAAGAGTAGATACAGGTGCAAGATTTAGAATCGTAACTAATACTGGTTCATCTGCATTGGTGCAGTCTTTGGATAACTCTGAAATTTCTATTGGAAACACATTTACAAACAGCACTGCTAATTTGTTTGTATGTTCAACAGTAACTCCACCAACAGTAGATAAATATTCAGGCGACCTATTATTCATCGATAACAAAGAAGCATTTACTCCAACAGCTGATGAAACAGTTACACTAAGAACTGTTATTAGATTCTAATAAATAGTAAAGATTACCTTACAGGACAGAGTTAAACAATGTTAGATTTCAATACCGAACCGTATAATGATGATTTCGATGAGAATAAAAAATTCTATCGAATTTTATTTCGCCCAAGTTACGCTGTTCAGGCTAGAGAACTTACTCAGCTACAATCAATCCTACAGCAACAAATTAAATACCATGGTTCGCACATATTCAAACAAGGTGCGATGGTTATTCCTGGCGAGATTTCTCTTGATACCAATTATAATTATGTAAAGTTACAGGCAACATATGGTGGTAATGTTGTAGAAACGTATATCAGTAATCTTGCAGGTACTACTTTGGTTGGTACTTCAGGTGTTACTGCACAGGTTCTTCATATTGAAAATGCAGTTAGTTCTGATCCTACAACAATTTATGTTCGTTATGTAACTTCTGGTACAGATAAGGTAACAAAAACATTCTCTAATGGTGAAGTTTTAACAACATCAGATGGAACATACTCTGTACAAGCAGCATCATCTTCTGCAACAGGTGTTGGTTCAGCTGCAGTTATAAAACGTGGTGTATATTATATTAATGGTTTCTTCGTTCTATGTGATGCGCAAACAGTTGTTCTAGACAAGTATACAAATACTCCATCATATAGAATCGGTCTTAAAATTGTAGAAACAAAAACTACACCAGAGTTGAATGAAACCCTTCTTGATAATGCGCAGAATAGTTATAACTATGCTGCTCCAGGTGCTCATCGTTACTTTATAGATTTAACTCTTACTGCACTTGCACCTGACAGTGTTTCAGATGAAAATTTTGTTGAGTTGTTACAATGTACTGGTGGACAAGTTAAACGCCAAGTAACAGCTACAGCCTATGCTGAGATTGAGAAAACTCTGGCACGTCGTACTTATGATGAGTCTGGTAACTATACAACAACACCATTTAAAATTGATGTTCGTGAACACAGAAATAACAATCGTGGCGCATGGGCTGGAGCAAGAGCGTATCTTGTAGGTGATGTAGTTACAAACAATGGTAACACTTACGTTGCTAAAAAATCAGCTACATCAATTAATAATGGTGCAGTGATACCTGGACCAATTCATACTTCTGGTCTTGCATATGATGGTGCTTCATCTACAGGTGTTCAGTGGGAATATAACGAAAAGCCATACTACAATCGTGGAATTTATGATCCGCTAGATCCAAGCGAAGCAGGAGATCAAACTAAACTTGCAATCGGTTTGGAGCCAGGAAAAGCATATGTCCAAGGTTATGAGATTGAAAAGATTGCAACAACATACTTAACAGTAAACAAACCAAGAACTTATCTACAGACAACTAATAGTTACTTGTCTACACCTATGGGTAACTTTGTTTACGTTACTAATATTAATGCGCTCCCACCATTTGATTCAACAACTGGTTTCCCAACAGTTACAATCTATAATAAACTAACATCATCTGTTGGTGTTGCTGCAGGTGGAACTGCTATCGGTACTGCTCGTTGCCGTGGTATTGAGTGGGATAATGGTAACATTGGAACACAAACTTCTGTATACAAACTTTATTTGTTTGATATAAAGATTAACTCTGGTTATGATTTTACACGTGATGCAAAATCATTCTATTACAGAAGAGATACTGCAGGTGTTGCAGATCCAGAACTATCATTTACAGCTGATATCAATCCTCAAACTACAGTACTAAGTGGTTCCGTAACAACATATTCATCTTATCCAGGAACTCGTGGTTCTTCAGTTACACTTTATGGTGTAGGAACTTCATTCCAAGGTGGAACTACTTCTCCTTATAGCCCAGCATTAAAAGTCGGTGACTATATTTACGTTGGAACTAACAAGTGCAGAGTTGCAACAGTTGTAAGCAATCAACAAATTACAGTTGACTCTGCTATTACAGTTGATGGAGAGATTGTTAAACTTATTACTACTTCTGTCAATGAACCACAGAATAGTAAACTAGTATATCAACTACCAAATTACGCTATTAAGTCTGTTACAAATTCAAGTAATAATGAACAGATTATTTACTACACAATGAAGTATATTGATGGTGTTTCTGCAACCAGTGGTGGATCTTTAACTATCAATACTGGTGGTGGTGTTTTTGCAGATCCAGCTGAGACTGACAATTTTATTTTAGTATGTACTGATCCTACAATGGGTGGTGCGATTGTAAATCCAGTTTCTTATGGTTCAGGTGGAAGTAGTTCTCTAACATTTACAGTTTCTTCTACTTACTACAGCAAATCATTCGCTGTAATGGCAACTATTAAGAAAACTGCTGGTAGAAAGAGTAAGACATTTTCATCAAATGATGCGTCACCACAAACATTTACAACAGCAGCAACAGCTACTAAAACTATTTTACAATTAAACAAAGCAGATATATTCCGCATCAAATCTGTTATGATGGATACTGGATCTTTTGCTTCTCCATCAACAAACTATACAATAGACATTACTGATCGTTATGATTTTGATAATGGTCAGAGAGATACTCACTATGATGTTGGTCGTCTGATTCTAAAAGCATCTTACTCTCCACCTACTGCTCCAATTAAAGTTTTCTTTGAATACTTTGATCATTCTTCAGGAGATTATTTCTCAGTAGATTCATATCCATACCCAACTGATATGAGATATGAAGATATTCCTGGATACAATGGTGTTTCTCTAAGAGATTGTATCGACTTCCGTCCACGTATTAATGATGCTGGAACTTTGTTCTCTGGATCAGGTGCTTCTTTTGCATTAACACCAAAACGTGGTCAAGATATTACTGTTGATTATTCATACTATCTTGGTCGTAAAGATAAAATTACAATCGATACTACAGGTAATTTCTCTGACATAACAGGTGTACCTGCTCTCGTTCCTACACAACCTGGAGATCCTGCTCTGGGTATGACACTTTACAATATCACACTTGAGCCATATACTTTTGGCACTTCAAATTCTAATATTGTTATTGATCAGATTGACAACAAACGCTATACAATGCGTGATATCGGTAAGTTGGAAAAACGTATTGATAATCTAGAATACTATACTTCTCTGTCTTTACTAGAGCAAGAAACAACAAGTCTTTCTGTTACAGATTCTGCAGGACTTGATAGATTTAAAAATGGTTTTATTGTAGATGGATTTAAAGGACATAACGTAGGTAATGTTCTGTCTCCTGATTATAAGTGTTCTATTGATATGAACAATGGAGAACTTCGTCCATTCTATACAATGACCAATGTTAACATGATTGAAAATATTGTATCTTCAACAAGTGCAGATACTGATAGAAATACTGCAGGTTACAAGTTGTATGGTGATGTAATTACGTTACCACTAAATGCAACAACACCACATGTTGAACTTGTAAAACAACAGTATGCTTCTCGTCTTGAGAATATTAACCCATTCGCTATCTTTACATTCCTTGGAGATATCAAACTAAACCCATCCTCAGATGATTGGTTTGAGACAAAGTATGATAGTAAGTATGACATTATCAGAAACGTAGAAGGTAGTTTCAATACTGTTGCTGCTCTTGCAACACAGGCTGGTATTCTTGGAACTATTTGGGGCGCATGGCAGATTAACTGGTATGGTGAACCTGTAATTCAAAATGGTGGTTCTTTAATCCAGTATACTACTGGTTCTAACTGGGCAAATGATAGAGCACTTTCTGAAGGTGCTACTTATATTAACGTAAACGAATTTAATAATCGTTTCGGTACTGCTGGTGGTGGTGGACCTGCTCGCCAAGTTTATGTTCAAACAAGAGCACAAAAAGGTATCGGACATAGAGAAGGTGTTAAATCTACTCTTGCAGTACAGTGGGAACGACAAGTAATTGATGATCGCATTATTTCTACTGCAGTTATTCCATACATGCGTTCTCGCAATATTTTGGTACAAGTTAAGAAACTAAAAGCCAATACAAAGTTTTATGCATACTTCGACAACATCGATGTTTCTACACAGTGCACTCCATCATCACTAATTACATACACTCTACCAACAGCAACTTCTGTTGACTTTGATATTACATCAAATGCTGGTGGTGGCGCATCAGATACTGGTCGTGTAATTGATACTATTACTGGTAAATTGAATTCAGACAATGTTGGTAATATGTGTTTGAATGTAGGAGATATGATTACTGGTGGAACTTCTGCAGCTACTGCTGTAGTTATCGGTAAAGATTACAATCCTGATACTGGTATCAGAAGATTGCATGTGATGAATATCAAAGGCACATTGCAAAATGGTGAAACTATCACTGGTTCTATTTCTGGTGCAATCGGTACTATTAGTGCAGTTCCAGAAACTAATAAGTCTCTTGGTGGTGATCTAGTAACAAACTTCCGTGGAGATTTGAATTTCATCTTCAATCTACCAAACAACGATTCTTTGAAATTCAGAACAGGTACTCGTGAATTTAAACTTCTAGATGTTTCTAGCGCAAATGGTCAGTGGACATCTTCTGCTAAAACACAATTTGAAGCAACAGGTGTTTTACAAACTCGTGCGCAAACAATTAACAATGTTCGAAATGGTCATATCATTCAAGAAATTGTTAAAGAGGATGATACTGTTACAAGAACTATCGAACGTGTTGCACGTGATACTGGTTGGTATGACCCACTTGCACAAACATTCTTGGTTCGTGATAATCCAGGTGGTGCATTCCTATCTAAAGTGGATATTTACTTTGCATCTAAAGATAGTAAGTATCCTGTAACATTGCAAATTCGTGAAGTTGTAAATGGTTATCCAGGTAAACGTATTCTCCCATTCTCTGAAGTTACTCTAAATCCAGAGCAGGTTAATATTTCTACAAATACAGTAACTCTTACTGATGGTTCAGAAGCGAACTATCCAAAGTATGATACGCCAACTACATTTACTTTCCCAAGTCCAATCTATGTAGAGAATAACACTGAATACTGTATTGTTCTTGCATCTGATTGCAGTAACTATAAAGTATGGATTACTCAGATGGGCGATCAGATTCCTGGCTCATCAAGAACTATTTCTGAACAACCATATGCAGGTGTTCTATTTAAATCTCAGAATGCTTCTACTTGGACTGCTAATCAAGATCAAGACTTGAAGTTTACAATCTGGCGTGCAAATTTCGTAACAGATATGCCAGGAAATGTTACTTTTGTTAATGACGTATTGACACCTGAGTTAATCGAATCAGATCCATTCGAAACAGTTTCTGGTCAAAGTAAACTACGTGTATGGCATCATAACCATGGTATGTTCCCAGGATCATATGTACAATTCACAAATACTGATGATGAAGTAATTAATGGAACTGCTTTATCTGGAACATTGACTGTTACTGCTGGAAGTACTGCGGTTTCAGGTGGTTTGTCTGGTGCAAGTCAAACATACTTTACATATGAAATTTTATCATCACGTTATGTTCTACGTAGAGCATCTGATAATGCTTTCGTTGGAGTTATCTCTGGTGTAACTAATGATAATAGTTTAACATTAGTTGCAGGTGCTGCTGTTCCTCTTGCTGGTGTTGCATGCAAGGTATGTAAGCCAATCGCTGGTAGTGATACTGGTGGTATTCCAACTACAGAGATTTACAAGAACTCAGGTGGAACACAGATAACTCATACTATTTCTGATGTAGATCTTGACTCTTATTGTATTACTGTTTCAAGCACTGCAGGTAGAACTGGATATAGTGGTGGAAACACTGTAAATGCTACACATAATGTTATGTATGATATGGTACAACCAGCTATTCAGATTCAGAATTTCTCACAAACTAAATGTGATGTTTCTTTTGCAAATGCGACTGGAAAGTCTGTTGATGGAACTGAGAATCCATATGTTATCAGTAGCCCACCAACTTACTATGGTATAACACCAAATGATACAAACATTCTATACTCTCCAGCTGTAGTAGCGTCCAGTGTTAACCAATCTTTCGTTGGATCTAAGTCGGCATGGTTGAAGGCAACTATTTCTTCTACCAATCCTGCTCTATCGCCAATCATCGATACACATAGAACTTCTATGGTTGCTATATCGAATAAGGTTAACGCACCAACTCCAGATAATATTAATGTGGATGTTATCGATACAAGAACTGTGTTTACTGGTGCAGATGGCGCATTTAGTTTTGCAAATGCTGGATCTGCATGGGCAGCTACTACAGCAGTTTCGCTAAATGCTCAAGTATACTATCTGGGTAATCTGTATACAGTAACTCAGGCAGGTACAACTGGAACAGTTGCTCCAATCCATACAACTGGATATGCTGCCAATGGAACTGCAATATTAACTTACGCAGGTTACTCTACTACAATTACTACATCAAATGCAACAATAGCTGCCTTGATGCCAACAATTTCAGTGGGTAAATACATCACTATTGCCAGCGCAACAACTTCTGGTAATAACAATACTACAACTGGCTACTTGGTGACCAGCGTGACTGGAGATGGTTCTACTACTGGAACAATTACAGTAGCCAGAGGTTCAAACTGGTCAACAGCTGAAGCAGCAGCCAGCGGAACAACAATTAAGTTGAAAAATCTGTTCGTCAGCGAAATTTCTCCAAAGGGAAGTTCTTCGGTTAATAAATATATTTCTAAGAACATCAAACTGGACAATCCTTCTACGTTCTTTAGAATTCGTCTGGCAGCTAACTGCCCAACTGAAGCAAACATCTTGGTCTATTACAAGACTTCACCGATTGGTTCTACTGTAGATTTTGACACTGTAAATTGGATTCAGTCTTACCCTGACGCTGATATGAAGAAAGTACAAAAAGGCGACTTTACTACATTCTATGATGTAGATTATTCAGAAGAAAAACTGACACCTTTTGATACTATTGCGGTTAAGATTGTTCTACAGTCTACAAACAGTTCTGCTGTTCCAAAGGTCAAGGATCTAAGAATTATAGCCTGTGCCTAATATGAATAAATATCTAAAAGTAGAGGGAAATTCTTCATTGGTCAGAGATGTTGAGACCATGGCTATCATAAATACTAATAGAACAGATTATGACAATTATATGCGTAAAAGAGAAGCCATGGAATCTTCCAAAGAACTCGTTGAAAGACACTCGCACGAAATAACTTCCATTAAAGAAGAACTGAGTGAAATCAAACAGATGATTTATGCGTTATTACAAGATCGTACAAAGGGATAATAAATGTCGACAATAGTTACAAGAGCTGGTAAAGGCTCTCCTCTTACTAATACCGAAGTTGATTCCAACTTTACCAACTTAAACACAGATAAGTTAGAGGCAACCTACTCTGGTGCGCTGAACAGCTTGACTGGTGGTACTTCTATTACCACAGTTAGTTCTACTACTGGTATTACTTCTGGTGCATGGAAAGCAACTACAATTAGCCCACTTTATGGTGGTACTGGTGTTGCTCAGGCTAGTGCTTCAAGTACTCTTACCATTTCTGGTGC